TTTGGTGCGGTTCTTGAAAGTGTGACTACAGAGGAACACGAAAAAAACTAAGAAGCGATCCGTTTAGATATAATCTGATTGCATTGGCTGAATTGCTTGGCAAAACCATAGGTGAAATAGAGCAAATCAGCCTTTCAGAATATAACGAATGGGTCGCATACTTTAAGATCAAGTCGGAGCAAAAAGACAATGGCGAATGAAAAGCTAACGTTTGAAATGAACGCCGTTGGCAACGCTGTACCTGAAATGAAGAAGGTACAAGCGCAGCTTGGTTCACTTGATAAGACCATGATGAAGTCAACGGCCAACATGAACCGGCATGTTCGCGGGATGCAGGGCGTTGGTAAGGCCAATAAAAACATGACCCGCAGTTTGGGCATGGCATCCTTGCAGTTCCAAGATATGGCGGTTCAGGCTTCTATGGGTACTGATGCGCTGCGCATTATGACCATGCAAGCACCTCAACTTGCGTCCATCTTCGGGCCAAAAGGGATGATCTTGGGTGCATTGATTGCGGTTGGCGGTGCTATCGCAATGATGGGCGATAAAACAACCAAGCTATCATTCGACTTCAAGCGGTTTGGTCAAGACATCGGCCCAGCACTTGAACCATTCAAGAAGGCATGGGAAGGGATTAAATATACATTTAATCTAGTTAAGGAAGCGATGATTTCTGGCGTTAATTTAATAATCAATGCGTTTCAGTATATGGTCGCTGTTTTTTCCGCTATTCCAGAAAGTTTTAGGCGATTTATTGATGCAGCATTGGGACACTGGTTTATATTCAAACAAAGCATCATTGCCGGTGCTTATGATGCCCGTGCAGCTATACAAGATATGCTTGATTTCTTTTCTATGTCTGGGCCGAAAGAAGGGTTCTTGGGCTTTATGGACGAAGAAACAGGCCATACGGCGGCAGAAAATTTGCGTTTTTTGGCAAAGGTTGCAAGGAACCAAGCAGACTTGGTTGCAGACCAAATGGAGAAAGCTGGCGCACCTGTAGATGCATTTTCAGAAAAGCTGGCCAACATCAAACTGATTGATTTAAGGGATTACTTTAAGCGAGTAAAAGATGAAGCTGAGAAAACAGGCACGGCAGTTAGAACCGTTGCGGATATGATCGGTGACAAGTTTGGTGATGCATTCATGTCTATGGTTGATGGCACTATGAAGGCCAAAGATGCATTCCGCGCAATGGCCGCTGATATTATCAAGGAACTTTACCGCGTGTTTGTTGTTAAACAGATCACCGGCTTTATCACTGATGCTATCACATCTGCATTCCCTTCATTTGGCGGCACACCCATGAAGGCCATAGGTGGCCCCGTACAGCGCGGAAACCCTTATGTAGTAGGCGAACGTGGGCCAGAATTATTTGTGCCTTCCCGTACCGGTTCTATCGTGCCTAACGACAAGATGGCCGGCGGCGGTTCTGTGGTCGTCAACCAAACCATCAACGTATCAACAGGCGTACAACAAACCGTGCGCACAGAGATCAAGTCACTGATGCCACAGATTGCGGAAAGCGCGAAAGCGGCAGTCGCAGATGCGAAACGGCGTGGCGGTTCATATGGAAGGGCGTTTGCATAATGGCTATCACTTACCCTTTAACTCTGCCGTCACATACGGGGATTGCGCAGATTGAATTACGCGCAGTCAACGCCGTGGCTTACAGTCAGTCACCGTTTACCTTTGCGGGTCAGGCACATGCTTACAGTGGTGAAACATGGCAAGCCGATATTACACTGCCGCCAATGAAACGTGCGGATGCGGAACAATGGATTGCTTTCCTGATTAGCTTGCGTGGCCAATACGGCACATTCTACCTTGGCGATCCCAGCGCAACATCACCGCGCGGCACGGTATCGACCAACAGTGATGTAAACGCTGCGACAGGTAGTGCGGGCAGTCGTACAATATCTTGTACAATTACATCAGGTGAAACCTTGCTTGCTGGCGATTATATTCAGATCGGCACTACGTCCAACCGCACATTGCACAAGGTGCTAGAAGATGTGACAGGTACAGGATCGGCGCAAGATGTAGAAATCTGGCCCGCCTTGCGCGAAAGCAAGTCTAGCGCGGGCGTAAACATCCTGAACACAACTGGCAAGTTCCGCTTGGCAAGCAACCAGCAAAACTGGTCAGTCAATGAGGCCAGTATTTACGGCATCACATTTGGAGCGTTTGAGGCGATATGAGTAGAACAGTTCCAGCCGCCTTACTTACTGCGCTTGATAGCGATCAGATTGAAGTATTCTATGCGGTCGATCTAGCCTTTGACACTGGCAACATGCGCTTATGGACGGGCTACGGTGATAAAACCATAAATAGCCAAACTTACACTGGCACAGGCAATTTGCTTACCATAGACGGATTAGAGGAGGCGTCCGATTTATCTGCGCGTGGCACCACGCTAACGCTAAACGGGTTAGATAGTACAATCATATCGTATGCGTTGGCAGAAGAATACCAAGGTCGATTGGTGACGATCTATTGGGGTGTGGGCAGCGAAACCGTTGAAGTGTTCAGCGGTTACATGGATAAAATGACGATCCAAGATGCGGCTGAAAGTGCAACAATCAGTCTGACTGTGGAAAGCCGTCTGATTGCCTTGGAGCGTCCGAATGTACGCAGATATACGCGGGAAAGTCACGCTGGCGTAAGAACCGCAAAAGGTTTGTCTGGCAGCGATACATTCTTTGATTGGGTGACTAAGTTACAGGACAAACAAATCGTATGGGGCAGGGCCACAGAAAATGGTGAAGCCTGATTTAGACGCGCTGAACGATTACATCAGCAAAGTACGCAATGTGCCGTTTCAGTGGCATACCAACGATTGCTTCATGTTTACCAACAATGCTTTCCGCGCAATGTATGGCGAAGGTTGGGCAGATGATTGGATCGGGCAGTACACCAAAAATGGGCTGTACCTAAAGCGAAATGAATTGCGTAAGGTATTCAAAGCCAACACACTAGAAGAAGCGATTGACCGCAAAATGAAGCGTATCGAATATATTCCCCCGAAAGGTGCGTTGGTCACGACTGACAAAGTGCGCAGATGGGTGATAGGCGAAGCGATGGGCATAGCAATAGGCACAAAGGCTATCTTTGTAGGGGAAAAGGGTGTAGTTTCTACGCAGATAGACTTCATCACGAATGCATGGGTTAAGGCATGAAATATAGGCTAGGCGATTTCACAACTAAGCACTGGAACGATTGGGATCGTGTGCCGCGTATGCCGCAGGCTATTGGTAATTATATATTAGGCAGCGCATTAGGCTCTACAGTGCTTTTTGGGTCAGTTACCCTTGGTTATGTTGTAGGTTACATCGCGATTACAGCGGTCACATCATGGGCATTACGCGCACTTGCGCCAAAGCCAGATTTTGGGGCTGGATCGCGTGGCCTACTGGTCAACGCCCGTGAAGCTACTGCGCCACAACAGATCGTTTACGGTGAGATCCGTAAGGGCGGCACGGTTACATTCATCGAAAGCACTGGCGATACAAACCAATACTTGCACCAGATTATTGTGCTTGCTGGCCATGAAGTGAACGACATTGGCGACATTTACATTAACGATGAAGTTGTCACGTTAGACGGCAGCGGGTTTGTTACTGACGCTAAGTGGAACAGTAAAATCCGCATAAAGAAGCATTTAGGCGCAGATAACCAGACGGCAGACAATGATCTAGTTAGCGAAACATCAGTTACATCTGACTTTAAGGGTGAAGGTATTGCGTACATTTATGTGCGGATGGAATACGATCAGGACGTTTTCGCTGAAGGTGTGCCGCTATTTACTGCGAAGGTGCAGGGTAAGAAGGTTTACGATCCGCGCACATCCACAACGTCATATTCAGCAAATGCGGCGTTATGCATTCGTGACTATCTTGTTTCTACCTACGGCCTAGATAATTCAGGCGATGTGAATGATGCCTACTTCCAAACGGCAGCTAATACATGTGATGAGAGCGTCACCTTGGCTGGTAGCGGCGGTGAAAACCGCTATGAGATCAACGGCGTTATAAGCCTAGACCAAACCCCGTCTGACATCCTTGGCGACATGATGACGGCTTGCGCTGGCACGTTGTTCTGGGGTCAGGGAGAATGGCATGTAAAGGTTGGCGAATATACGTCACCGATCAAGACATTTACGCTAGACAATTTGCGCGGCCCGATTAATTTAGACACCAAGCATAGCCGCCGTGACAACTTTAATATTGTGCGCGGTACGTTCAACGATGCTGACCAAGGTTACATTCGGGCAGATTATCCTGAAATAAGATCATCGTCATTCATTACAGATGACAACGGCGTAGAAAGTGCGCTTGACCTAGCACTGCCACTAACAACATCAGCGGCTACAGCGCAACGCCTAGCGAAGATGACGCTATTCCGCGCACGGGAGCAGATGACCTTCACGGCTGATTTTGGACTAGAAGCGTTTGAAGTTGAGTGTGGCGACATTATCGCTTTGACGATTGACCGTTATGGCTGGTCGGCAAAAGAGTTTGAGGTAGTTGGCTGGAAGTTCCGCAATGATGGTGATGCGGGTGATCTACGGGTTGGGCTTACCCTACGCGAAACATCAGCGGCAGCATTTAGCTGGACGGCTGAAGAAAGCGACATAACAAGTAATGACACAACATTAACAAACCCTGCCGCAAACCTGTCAGTAAGCAATGTTACGGTCACTGACAAAGGTAACATTCAGGAAGACGGTACGTTTGTTGGTCAAGCCTTGGTTTCATGGACGGCAGCAACGAATAAGTTTCTTGAGCATTATGAAGTGCAATGGAAGGACGTTGATGAAACCGTCTATCAGCGTACCCAAATATCAGCCGACAACACATCTGTAACGATTGGTCCGCTAGAAACTGGCACACAGTATAATGTTCGCGTAAGGGGCGTGACTGTCAGTGGCATTCGTGGCACTTTTGTAGCGGCTTCACCTTACACGCATGGCGGCGATAGTAGTGCGCCTTCGCCAGTGACGGGGCTTTCCGCTACAGGTGGGCCGAAAATTGTTACTCTTGATTGGACTGCGCCAACAACAGATAGTGATGCGTCAACCCTATACGATTTGAAGGGTTATAATATCTACCGCAACACAAGTAATAGCCAACCCTCTACAGCAATCGCGTTTTCTGGATCAGACAAGTATGTTGATGGTGGTTTAGGTGTAAGTACGACATACTACTACTGGGTCACAGCGGTTGACTTTACAGGCAATGAAAGCACGGCGGTTGCATCTGGATCGGTAACAACAGATGCTGCTGTTAGCGGTGTTGATGCAGATACACGAATTTACACTGGTAAAGTGTACTATCAGACACTACAGGCATCGTCGCCTAGCACACCTAGTGCATCTAGCTTCAGCGAAACGACACTTAGCTTTAGCGGGTTGACTTCTGGTTGGGCTGAAACGCAACCGCGCGTAGATGCGACAAGTACAACGGTAAAGGAATGGTCATCAAAGTATAAAGTCGAATATGATGCTGATGACAATGAAACCATCACATTTTCAACACCTGATGGTGCATTTCAGTTTACTGATGACATCGAAAGCGACAACTTTGTTGCGGGTAGTTCTGGTTTCCGATTTGAACGTGACACAGGCGACATTGAGGTAAACAACGGCCTTTTCCGTGGTGATATTACTGTTCAAGGTGAAATTATTAACACAACAGATGCACACCTACGGGCAGAAGTTGGTGGGCCTTTTCATGCAATTACAAGTTCCGCAACTATCAACAGTCTATTAGATGGTGCGGGTGCGTATGTCTTTGTTATGGTCGGTGGTGGTGGCGGTGGAACGTCATCCGACACTGACGAATATGAAACAGGTTGCGGTGGGGCAGGGGCAGGTTGTGCTATTTTCAGCTTTGAATGGAATGGCTCTACTTCTTTAGTATTTTCCCGTGGTAACGGTGGGGCTGGCGGTTTTAACGCTGGTGATGGTACGTCCTCTACATTTAGCTATGGTGGATCAACTCTTGCTATTGCGAGGGGTGGTGATGGTGCTATTCATTATCAGACTTCATCAGGTACTGCAAACGGGGGTACAGCTACTGTTTACACTAATGTAGTAACCCTTTTAGGATACTACACCCGCACTGGTGGAGATACCTCTGTAACAGGTGGTCAAAAATCTTCTGGTGGTGGTGTAGACTTCTTCGGGACGGGCGATGCTGATGGTACAGGCTCTACCTTTGGCGGAAATTGCGGTGGTAATCCTTGGGGTATCACCCGTAGTAGTCCAGTTTTCTCAAACGATGAAGTCAGAACAATCATGGGACTTCCTGCTGGTATATCTTACATGTATAACGGTACTACTGACAACTCAGATGCTTGGGGCATACAAGGGGGTCATGGTGGTTTAAGTGTAGGGACTGGATACGCCAGTTATGCAGGTAATGGTGGTGTATTTTGCGGCGGTGGTGACATTAGGTCTCAAGGCCAAGGCTACGGCGGCAATGGTGGCTACGGCGGCGGTGGCGGTGGATCACGATCCGACCAAGCACGATCAGGCGGTAATGGCGGTAACGGTGTCCTCTATTGGAGCAAACTATAATGGCTGTAGAAAAGAGATGGGTTATAAAAGATGCTGATGGAAATGTCCTCAATGAGTTTGAGGGTGTTGCAAATCAAGATTTTGTAGGTCAGGACTTTGATGGTGTTATAGTTGCATCAGTTGAGCAAACAGAGGATGTTACTGTCGCTGATACTAATGTACCTTCTTACGAAGAACTACTACGCACCGAAAGAAACAGAATACTGACGGAAACTGATTGGACACAATCACCAGATAGCCCATTATCTGATGTAAAGAAGCAAGAATGGGCCACTTACCGCCAAGCCTTGCGTGACTTACCAGCAAACGCCACAGACCCGCGCAACCCGACTTGGCCAACTAAACCAACCTAACCTTTGCAAACACCTTAAAATGCGCTAGAATGCGCTTGCATATGCTTAAAATATCTGGAGTTCCAAAATGGCAACATTTAACAAGATCAACGATTTCGTTGTGAACGCAGTGCATAACATGGATTTGGAAAGTGACCAGATCGTTGTGGCATTGTCAAACACCGCCCCATCAGCTGAAGGCACAGACCCAACGACAGACGGCAACGGCATCTTGGGCAACGTGACTGAAGTTTCTTACACGAATTGCTCAACACGCAACGTAACAACATCATCATCCACGCAAACAAGCGGCACATATAAGCTGGTATTGACTGACATTACGCTGACTGCATCAGGCGGCGATGTTGGGCCATTCCGCTACGTTTACATCTACAATGATACTGTGGCAACGCCAGCCGATCCGCTGATTGGTTATTATGACTATGGCTTGTCATTGACGCTAAACGATGGGGATAGCTTTACGCTAGACTTCTCAGCGACAGACGGCGTTATTCAAGTATCATAAATATATAGAGGGGTTGCATTATGGCGACTTTTAACAATGGCGAAAGCCTTGCATCGGTCAGAACCAAGATCAATGACGCTATTGATAAGATCGACGGTAATGCAACCATCTCAAATGACTTATCCTTCGGCGACAACGACAAAGCCATCTTCGGCGCAGGGTCTGACCTAGAGGTATATCATGACACTTCATCTACTTACGGTGAAATTGCATCTGTAATAGCTGACACAGGTGCAGGCCCATTAAAATTAGTTGGCGGTACAACTGGTAGGATTGAGTTGGTAAATTCTGACGGTGATGTAATGCTGCAAGCCGTAGGGCGAGAGGAAGTAAATCTTTACTACAACAACGCAGTCAAACTCGCCACCACCAGCACAGGCGTAGACATCACGGGTACTTTGACCAGCGATGGGCTGACTGTGGATGGTGATGCTACAATAAGCAGCAATTCACCAAAATTGGTTCTAGAAGATATAGATGGTGCGGCACAAGACGATGCAAGACTGCAAGTTGGCGCATCTGTTTTTAATATTAAGCGTGACGCTGATAATCTTTCTAGGTTTTCTGTTGGTCTATCCACAGGCGACATCAGCTTCTACGAGGACACAGGCACCACGGCAAAACTAACATGGGACGCTAGTGCGGAAAGCCTAAACTTTGCAGATAATGGTAAAGCCATCTTCGGCGCTGGGAATGACCTAGAGATATATCATGATGGTAGCAATAGCGTCATCAAAGATAACGGCACAGGCAATTTGTTAATTCAAGGTGCAACCGATATTGTTTTAGAGGACACTTCTGGAGCA